GGCGGCCTCCCTTCTGGCGAATCCGCTTACCTGGGTTGCATTGGCTGTCGGCGTGGTAGTGGCGGCCCTTTTCCGTTGGGTGCAGGCTGTTGGTGGGGTACAGACAGTCTGGCTTATCATGCAGAACTGGGTATTGACCTCAGCGGATAATCTTCAGATCGGAATCATGGCAATGGTATATGGTGTTCAGGACTGGCTTGACAGTATGAATTATAAATTCCAGTCGACCGGGGTGATGGTCGCGAACGCCATGGGAAACATGAAGGTTAATGTGCTGACCCAGATCGAAGGAATGACAAACGGTGCGATTGAGCTCTTAAATGGGTTCATAAACGCTGTCAACAAGATTCCCGGTGTTGCGCTCAGCACCATCGACAAGGTGAGTTTTGCAGCAACTGCGGCGGCTGGTGAAGCCGCCAAGCAGACAGCAAGGGAATCGGGGCTTGCGGCATTAAAAAGCCAGAATGAGCAGAATGAAATGAGCCGGGCAAATAAGCTGGAAACCATGAGGCGGCAGGCAACAAGGAATGAAATGGAACGTCTGGCAGGTATTGCAGGATCCAGAAAAGCAGCAGAGAGTGCTGCGGCAGTTTCCGTGGAAAGTTCGGCGTCTGTTCCGTCTTATTCTGGAAATGCAGATGTGGGAAAGGTTGGAAGCGTTGGAAAGGTTAAGAATATCGAGGGTGATATCCGCCTTTCGGACGAGGATGTAAAACTTTACCGGGATCTGGCTGAGAGACGATATATGAATAAGATTGAGCTAAAGACATTGGCTCCTAATATTAATGTTTCGATTCCAGAGTCAGCGGCAGGAACTATTTCCGGGCGAGACATTGCTGACCGGTTAAAGGCCATGTTGATCGAGCAGATGAACGCTGGTACAGCGGTTTCTCACGGATAAGTTGGGAGGAAAACGACAAATGCAGAATACTTATGCCATATACCTTGTATTCGGACAGAGGATAAAGATCCCAGTAAATCCGCAGGAGATCGAAATACAGGATTCGACTTCACATAAAACCTGTGAGGTTCTGGGACTGGGGGAAATTTTGCTTCCTAAGAAACCGGCGTTGAAAGTCGTTTCCTGGGAATGTTTCTTCCCGAGGCCTGGGAATGATCCGTATCTTAACAGCAAAGCGCGCGCACCGGAATTTTATGTGGATCAGATCGAGGAAGCGGTAAAAAAAAAGACGGTTGGCCGTCTGATAATTTCTCGTTCCGAGCTTTATGACACGAATATGCGCTGTGTGATAAACGGTTTTAAGACCATAGATAAAGGCGGAGAGCCTGGAGATATTTATTATTCCATCGAGTTTAAGGAATACCGGGATTATGCACCGAAGATTATATCCGTTATTTCTTCTCCTCTTGCAGGAGAGCCAGCGCAGGCTGCCGCAGAAAAGGAGCGGGATGTGGATAAGCCGGTTTTGAGGGTTGGAGCTTCGGTTATAGCAAATGGAAAATACTGGTATGACAGCTATGGAAGCAGGCCGTTTGGCACAGCTAACAATCTGAGTACGTCTGTAACAAGAATTGTGGAAGGAAATCCCTATCCAGTCCATATAGGCTCTTATGGCTGGCTAATGGCGGATCAGCTTCAGATTGTGGGGTGATGATATGAATAAGATCTCTCTGCAGGTTCAAAGTACGGTAAAGGCGGCCAATGGAAAGAGCCAGACTGTGATTATGGATTATGCAGATGTGATGAAGGAAGCAGAATGGACGACAAACCGACTGGATTCACCAGGAAAGCTTACTTTCACCTGCCTGGAATCCGCTGGCGCTGGCATCACCGAAGGAAGCTCGGTGGAGCTTTCCACAGACGGAAAAAAGCTGTTTAAGGGATATGTGTTTTCTTCCGAGCGTAATAAGGATGGGGAGACATCCTATACAGCCTACGACCAGCTGAGGTATTTGAAGGCGAACGCCAGTTATACGTTTGAGAACATGTCATTGGGGCAGATTATTGCAAGAATTGCAGATGATTTCGGACTTAAGGTTGGAAAACTGGAGGACACCGGATATGTGTTTCCGTGCCTTATTAAAGAAAATGAAAGCTGTTTGGATATCATATTTGAGGCACTTTCAGAAACCATTATTGAGACCGGAAAGATCTATCTGTTTTATGATGCTGCCGGGAGACTGGCTTTGACGGAAGTAAAGAATCTGTTCATAGAAACGCTGATCGGAGAACGGAGTCTGGTGACGGAGTATACATATAAACGCGACATTGATTCGGACACCTATAACCGAATCAAGCTTGTAAAAAAGAACGAGCAGAGCGGAAGGACAGACGCATATATCTATGAGGATTCTGAAACGGTAAAAAAGTGGGGGCTTTTGCAGTATTATGATGAGATATCCGCAAATTTGAACGAAGCGCAGATTGACGAGATGTGTAAAAAATACCTGGAGTATTATAACCGGGTTCTTCAGACGCTGACGCTGGAAGCAATCGGCCTGCCGGAGGTACGTGCGGGATCTGTGATTCCGGTTTTATTGTCGGATATTCCTGATCTGGCAGTTGCAAGGCTTCTTTTGGCTGAGAAGGTTGTACATCGGTTTGAGCCGGATGTTCATACGATGAGCATTGAAGTCCGCAATTTTGAACATTTAGGAGGGATGGAAATTGTCTGAGTTGGTGGGAATCCTTCAGCAGATCGTACAGAATACCGTAAAGGCAATGCGGATGACCGATAAGGCAGTTGGAACGGTCATTTCTGTGTCACCGTTGAAGGTGCAGCTTGATATGACGATGCAGCCCATCCCAGAGTGTGCGCTGCTAGTCACGAGTGCAGTAAAAGAGCGCATTGTAGAAGTGAAGGGCGGAGCCGGCGGGACGGTTCTCGTGCATGAGGGGCTGAAAGTCGGAGACAGGGTTTTAATGCTGCGTGTACAGAACGGACAGCAGTATATCATTCTTTCAAAGGTAGAATAGGAGGCGGCGGATGGCAACATTACCTGAGAACGTGGGGCTGGATATATCATTACAATATGTGAATAAGCCTTCCGAAACTTTTATTATTGACTGGTCCTCTAAGCAGATATCGGGAATTGACGGCGGCCTTTCTGCCATGCGCCAGGCGGTGGAAATTATCTTACAGAATGAACGGTTCCGTTGGCAAATATACAGTTCTAATTTTGGTTCGGAGCTTGAGGATCTTCCGGGAGAAGACTACGAGTATATTGTGAGTGAGCTTCCAAGGAGGATCCAGGACGCCTTTTCGGTGGACAGCCGGATCCTGTCAACGGAGAATTTCATGTTCCAGGACCAGGGAAACGGCAGCATGCTCTGCAGTTTTGATGTGATTACGGTGTATGGAACGATACGTGAGGAGGTGGCAGTGTGATTGATTTTTCCGGTTATACGCAGAAAGCTATTGAGAGATCAATGCTGGGGCAGGTATCGAAGGATATCGACACCAGAGAGGGCAGCATGATCCAGACAGCAGTCGGCCCTGCAGCATGGTATTTAGAAGGATTTTACATGCTTTTGAATCAGGTTCAGGAGAATGCCTATGCAAAGACCGCGGTGGGGCAGTCGCTGGAATATATCTGTGCAGAGCGGGGAATTTACAGGAAACCTGCAGTGGCCGCTGTCCGAAAAGGGACATTCAATATGGAAATTCCAAATGGAGCGGTCTTTAAGACGATAAACGGGGCCAACTCTGTGTCTTTTATGACAGGGGAGCTCCTGGAACGGAGTGATGATTCCTGTACCTATAAGATGATCTGTCTTTCTCCGGGGAATATCGGAAATGTTTATACAGGAAGCCTTTTGCCGGTTACGGCTTTCCAGGGGCTTACTTCGGCAAGAATTGGAGAAATATTGAAAGCCGGGAGCGAGGAAGAGCAGGATGAACCGCTGCGGGCCAGGTATTTCGCGACCTTTGATGTGACGGCATTCGGTGGGAATATTATTGCATACCGGTCTACGATTCTGGCGATTGCAGGTGTAGGTGCCGTACAGGTCTATCCGGCATGGAAAGGCGGGGGAACAGTTTTATGCAGTATTCTGACAGAAAATCTAAAACCGGCAGATTCAGGGCTGATTGCACAGGTGCAGGATTATATCTGTCCGGCAGAAGACGGGGGAACTGCTCCATCTCCAAACGGCTATGGGATGGCTCCTATTGGAGCTGCCGTTACGATTACGACGGCGAAAACAAGGCAGCTTAATATTTCCTGCAATATCCAGCTAATTGAAGGGGTTGCGGCTGATGTGGAAATATACCGGGAGCAGATCAGAGAAAAAATCCAGGGATATTTAAACATGGTCTGCCAGACCTGGGGAAATCCGATTAAGGGTCAGAAGATCGAATATGCGGTTTCGATCTATATATCAAGAATTGCAGTGGAAATCTTGAAAATTGAGGAGATTGTTAATGTGAATAACATTCTGATTAATGGGTCGGCTGCGGATCTCAGCCTTACAGAAACTGCGGAGCTCCAGGAAATTCCGGAATTAGGGACGGTGATTATCAATGGCAGTTGATTTAATGAAGCTTCTTCCGGAATACTTCAGGCCGGTGCTGGAATTTCAACAGATCATGAAGGCCCATGGAGAAGCACTTGACAGGGCAGAGCTAAATATTGGCCAGGTTGGGAAGAACTGTTTTATCCAGACAGCGGACGCAGATACGATCAAGTCTTATGAAGAGTTGTTCGGTATCCGTTACAAACCGGGAGAGACATTGGAATATAGAAGGCAGAGAATCCTTCAGATGTACAATATTATTGCCCCGTTTTCGATTGGATTTCTGCGGAGCCGGCTTACGGAAATGTTTGGAAGTGAATACAGTCTCGAAGTGGATCCTGTGAAAAGCAGGATCTCTGTTTTTGTTACGTCGAGCCAGTATGGGGCTGTGGACCTTTTATATAGCCTGGTGTGGGACATTGTTCCTGCCCATCTGGAAGTGACGGCAAACCATCAGGTTACGAATGATGTGCAGGGAACCATATATGCTGCTGGTGTT